TCCTCAGATAACAATAATTGTTTCCAAATTCTTCTGGCTTTTTCCAACATAGATGTACCATAAGGTAATCTTCTATCGTCTCCCAATAATCTGAAGTGAGCGATTTCCCAAGATTGAAAAGTCATATTTTTGTTTTTCCAATCAAAGTGTAATGCCTTTCTATCTTCAGGTTTTTCTGGTTCTACAGTAATCTTTTGACTTACTCCTACTTCTCTTCTTTCGATTTCGATTGTTGGAAGTTGTTGACATCCTACTACCCCTTTTTCAGGGTCAAGTTTGAGGTAAACAAAGTTATCACCATACTTACAGGTGTTTCTTGTCCACATTGGTAGGTTGGTGTTGATATCCAACGCATTATTAAACAAGTCCGCAAGAACACCCTTTATCCTTTTAGATTCAGAATAAATTTGAAGAATAAATCCGTCTTCGTTTGGTGTTGTGGATTCTTCAGCGTAGATGTCAAGGGCTGCAGAAATTTCAGGAGTATATTCCATCGACTCGTAGTCATATTGAGCCGATAATCTAGATGGTTCGTAATAAATTGCTTGAGAATATAAGTTGTTTTCGACCTTAGCCCATTGATTAGCAAGGTAATAACTCTGTTGAGCTTGGAGTTTTTCTTTCTCGTACTCGTCCCTACTTTTAGTTCTAAGAAGTTCTTTCTTATCGAACTTGTAGGTTGGATAGTCTTGATTTAGAAGCGAATTTGGACCAAAGGTTTTGGATAACCTTTGCCAAACCGTTAAATTCTGTTCACTCATTTTACAATTTTACTTTATACCCTAATAATATAAATAGTTATTTCACTCCAAATAACCATCCATATTTTTGATAATCACTGCGAGAAGCTTGACCTGGTTGGTGCATATTTTGACGACCCATTTGGGGAATCATAGGGTTAAAGAACTCGGATGTATTTTTATTTTCATGACTAATACTAGTCCATGAATTAAGCATTGCTTTAGTGTGATTTACAACTTTTTGTAATGATTGAAAATTCTTTTCTGCAACATAAATTGCCATAGACATCGCCATGATACAGTCATCATGATGCCCTTTTTGGTGGTCCGGTCTACCATTGATGTAAATGAATGTATTCATTTCATTGTAAAGACGATTGGAATAAATTTTGAAATCGTGTCTCATCGCCTCTTCGAAAGCAGATATAATTTGAACTCTTTTGGAGTTGAAATTAATACCTGGTATTTTTTCATTCATTTTCGGGTCCCACCTCCATTTTTTCGAAGGGTCAACGTTATCAACATAAAGTCCCGCTGCGTAGGACATTTCTTGCATTTTTCTTGCAGTAGAAACTCCCATTCCTCCCGTGATATCTATAACACAGTAAGCATTATACATGGACCCCCATTTATATGCAATCTCAGCTATAACATCAGGAGGAACCTTTCCCACGTACTCAAGAACTTGTTCTCTTGTATCAAAATCAATGATTTCAATACATGAGAAATCTTCAGAATCTCCCCTTGATACGTCCACACCCATTACATACTTGTGATTATTTTCAGGCTCTTTGAAAATCCAAAGTGAACCCCCCATCAGTTTTGCTGACGGTTCTCTAAGTTGGTTATGAGAAATGTTTTGCATTAATTCAGATTCAAATACGTTATCTCCTGAACCTAAGAAATTACATTCCAACTCTTGAGCTACTTTTCTTCTGTCAAATTTCAACTTTTTTACCATCCCTTCGAACCATGCAGAGCATGGTTTATAACCTTTTGAAATATAATCTTTGGTAATTGAGTGGTCTCTCTCATATGGATTATCGACTGATAGGTCGACTACCACATCTGCAGGATAATCCTCTCTGTTTAGTAAAAAATGAACTAAGTCATTGGTTTTGACCATATACAAATCTTTTGTATAACGAGGGTCTTTATACCAATACATTTCAGATATTTTGAATTCGTTCATTCCTCTCAAGGCTTGGTCGTAGATATCATAATATATTGGGTCATAACCGTTTGGTGTTGAAACAACAATAACTTTACCACCCGTAGAAAGTGAGGCCATACACGCGGACCAGAAATCATTGTCCGCTTCGATGAACGCCGCTTCGTCAAAAATCAATATTGTTGGGGTGTATCCACGAAGGGCGTCTTTTGAGGTCGCTACGGCTTTTACTTCACAATCGTTTGTAAGTTTAAAATGTCTTTGTGAGTTTTTTTCTGCCGAAAATCCAACACCAACCCAAGCTGGCCACTGTTCTGTAAACCCCCTGATTTTGTTTGCCATCTCGACCGAGGTGTCAAGTTTGTTGGCAATAATCAGAATTTTCTCAGGTTTTTGTTTTTTCGCAAATACAAGTTTCTTTGATGCCCATGCGGCGGTAACTGTTGATACTCCAGCTTGACGATATTTTAAAGCAATATTTTCATTAAATTTTTCATAATCCTCAAGTAAACCAAGTTGGTCGGGGAATAATTCCAACGGAACATATTTTGAAACTGTATTGTCATATGTCTGCAAATATGTTTTCAAAGCATATGGTGTGCTTTTCATACATTTAGCATATTCCAATAAAATTTGTTCTTTTGTTAAAGACATTAAACTTTTTTTAATAAATATGAAAAAACCCCCTTTTGGTGGAGGGGGTTTAAAAAAAGTTATTTTTATATTTTATAGACTTGCTAAAAAGTCATCAAGGTCTTCTTGGTCTTTTCCTTGATTGTATTCGTCATATTCTCTTTTCGCAGCTTGAGCGGTTCTCATTACTTCTGTAAACCTTTTTTTTGCTCTATCTTTTTCTGTTTTGTTTTCTGACATTGCATCTCCAATCAAATCAAGAAATTCTTTTGCTGGAATTTTATAAAGTTCTTTTTTGAACCATGGGTTAAGTCCCGAATTTTCAGGTTCAAACATTTCATCAGGTAAAGCATACTTAATAAGCTCAACAACTGGTGGACCTAATCTTAACTGCATTGGTTCATATTCCAATACATCTGTTTGTCCCATAATTTTTGATGCTCTTTCGGGGTCCATTTGTGAAAATTGTTCTCTTGCTGGTGCCTCCTCCAATGCTTTTATAATTTCGTGAAGTAATATTGGGAAAATAATACCAGCCGCAACAATTTTTGTATCAGGACCTTCTCCATCACCATCCTCATCATCAGCATCTTGTAATTCCATTTTTCCTGCAACTCCCTGTCCTGTTTGACTCATCATTTCAATCATTTGTTCCATAGTAAAGTAAAGTAAGTCATTTGCCGCCATTACTTGTCTATACAAATTAGGTAACTCTGAATCAATCTGTGCTACTCTTTGCATGTAAGATGGTTTCATAAAAGAATAGTGCCCTTTTTTTGCTTCACCTTGTATGATAAGATTAATTATATTTCTTTTGTCAACTTCAGATTGGAACTGCTCTTCATCTGTTTCATCATCAATATCAAAAGATTTTGGCATTTCAAATTTTGGTTTTTCTTCGGGTTTCATTCTAAATTCACCCATTCCTGAATCAGCTTCTCCTAAAGTTAAGTCAAATTCATACCAATCACTATCTGTTCCTGTTTCTTCTAAAGCAAGTTCAAGTGCCAAATCTTTTAATTCCTCATTATGTTGACTTTCAATTCTCATAATTTGATTTGTCAAACCCATCATCTGTTGCATAATCTGTTGTTTAACTTGATTGGAACTTACATCAGGTTGATTAAATGCACTTCTCACTCTGTTAACAACTTCTTTAAATCTTCCTCCTGCTAATCTTTCTACATCAGCCGCTCCTTTTCTAAATGCGGGGTTTTTTGCAAACATACCTTCAGGGTCTCCAAACTTTCTTTCAAGTCTTGGGTCCATTCTTTCAGGATAATCACCATAATCAATTGGCGCTTCCTTTACTATTTTTCTTACAAGTCTTTCTATATCTTTATTTCCCATTTTTTAATTTCTTAGAATTGATGTTATTGCCGACATAAAGTCATTTTTTTGGTCTTCAGCTTTTGGTTGTTCTTCAACACCTGGACTTGGGTCCTTGAAAGGATTTTTCCTTCTTGTTGGATTTTTTGTTCCT